ATCGCTGCCCCCAATAAACTAGAGTAACTGCCGTGGTAATTAATAGTATCGTCGCTCCAAGTACTATCTTTGTATTCGTAAATCCAATCTTTAACTAAACTAACTACACAATCAGTTACAGGGTATCTTCTTGCATATATAGTTCTCTGTTCTGATTTTCCAGTCTTATTATTATAAACATTTTTCTTAAAACTATATTCTTCAAATGTTGTATTATCAATTACTTCACCAACTAATTCAGACATAATATCACCATACCAACTATCGGTCAGTACACCTTCATAACAACCTAAATATGTACTATATAAATCACTTCTCACATCGTCTAATTCTCTGTTAATAACATATCTCATAGTTTCATCGTCTTCTAAAATACGAGTGATAATATTATCGTCTAATGTGACATACCCTCTACCTTGCTCTAAACCAATTTTTTCTAATAACTTTGATTCTATATCTAACGCACCTTTTTTAGTAAGTTCCTCACGAATTCTAACATCTACTAATTTTTTATTTTCAGGGTTTAATTGTTCGTAAACATCTCTGTATTCATCATCGGTAACATCCCAACCCCCAAATTCATAATTACCTTCAATAATCTGTTCAATTGATTCTTGGCTAATGTCATTTCTATTTGTATTGAAAAAACCTGAAAGTTCTTCACCACTAGTATCAAAATAGTAAGTGTCTCCAATTTTAACAATATCAGATAAAGAATTGACCACTGTCCAAACATAAGAAGGGTCCTGTTCGACTTTTTTGTAAAGAAGATAATTTTGATGGTCATCCCATACACTATCTAATGGGTCTAAATAACCAATTAAATTTTGTTTTTCTAATAAATCTATAAATTTAGGAACATAACCTAATGAGTTTTCAATATATGATGTATCAATATCTCCCGATTCAAATTTTTTTAAAATGACTAATAATTTTTTTTGTGTATTTGTAAGTTCTTTTTTCTCTTCATCCTCATTCAAATTTTTAAAAATTTTTCCAATATGTTTCTGTGGAATTTTCTCCACACCCATTTTTTTTACAATATTTTGTTTGTTTTTCAAATCTCTATGATAACCTAAATTTACCCCTTCGATTACTTCATAATCAACACAATCTTCTGATAAAGGAACAACATCTAAAGTAGGATGTGTTACATAAATCGTATCATTCCTAATTAAAAACACTCTTGTTGGGAAATCTATTAAATCCTTCATATGTTTCCAACAGTAGAATTCAGGGTTCTCATCTTTGAATCCTTTAACATAAATTGTATCACCCATTTTCAATTCCATAATTATAAATACTAAAAAAGGGAGAATATTCTCCCTTTTAAATCGTTTAGTTATTAGATTTGGATTTATTATTTACCACAACCACATCCACCACCGTTGTTATTACCGCCACCGTTTTTCATAGTATTATTATGTTTTAAAGTTTATTACTTATAAATATTTTATTGCTGCTTGTTTTTGTAGAATTTTTCAATAGTTTTTTTCACAGCATTTTGTACACTTTCGTTCTGTTGTTGAACTTGTTGAATTTTAGCCTGTTGCTCAGGATTTTGTTTGTTTTTACATCCACAACTCATCTTAATTTTTTTTTTAGTTTATTATTTTAAAAGTATGATTATAACAAGTTTTTCTAATCGTACCATTATATCCGTTATTTAGTTTAATTCCACGTAAACAACTTGATAATTTCATCCTTATATTTCTTGGACTACCTTTAGTAAATCCTTCCTCAATTAGGTAATTAGCCCCATCAACCAAACTCTCAAATATAAATGTCTCCATTGAATCAATATTTGTCAATGAAAATTTAGAAAAATTATTATTTTTATTTAAATTAAATTTAGATAATTTAACCTTAACTTCATGATTAAATGAGTTTCTTCTAAATTCATTTACGGTCGCTAAATTGTAACCAAACTTTATGTCATTTGATTTAAAATTATTGATATAGTAATTTTCTTTTTTAATTAATAACGGAATATCACAAATTTCAATTACTTCAAATACAAAAGAAGATTTACCGTGTTTATTGTATGACTTTTGCAAGTGTAAATTATCATGTGAACCACGTTCTAACATCCAAAAATGTTTATATTCTCTATTTTTAATATTAATAGAACTGCCAACATAAACCTTATTATTATTTACATTTTTAATTATGTATATTCCGGATGTCATATGTATAAATATTAACTTATTTTATTATTATAGTATTTATTTAATATGAATAGTAGGGACTTAATTAAAAGATTCATTAAAGAGTTGGTGTTAGAATCTGAAAATGATTCAGTTAATTTGACTGCAAATGAGTATGAAAATCTAATGAAATTTTTAGACTACGATGGTAGAAGAATTAACAAAATAAAAAAATATGCTGGTAAACAAATTTTTGTTAATGGACCGGTAAAATTATCAAATACTCCTACGACATATCTTGGTAATATAACTTTTGATAGTTCGGTTGATGTTAGTAATAGTCAATTTAAAACAATTGAGGGAGCATCAATACCAAAATATAAACTTTCTTATCATAATACACCGTATCATAAATGGTTATTAAGACAAGAGTTTTTAAAGAAAAGAGCGGAACAGGATTCTAAAAGAGAAAATAATGATTTGGACCCCGAATCTAATCTTACAGAAATTGATAAATGTGCCTTGGCCCTCTTCAATCACCTGATACAAACGGAATATGAGGAAAAGACACCTGAAGATAGCAAACGATTGGAAGAGTTATATGCTGAAAAAGAAAGAAGAGAGGAAATAGAAAAAGAAACAGAAGATAATGAGAACTTATTAGATTTAGAGGCGATTGAGGAAGAGATTAAAGAAATTGAAGACAGAATTGATGTTTATGACCTTCATTATGAAGGTACACATTATTTTTTAAAAACTTTCAAACTCCTTAAACATGATGGTGAGAGTAGAGAAACTTGGGCGGTAGGTACTGAATATCAAACAGAAAAAAGCGCAAAAGAATCTGTCGAACAATTACTTGACGATATTGGACTTGATGGGTTTAATAGAAGTTTTGTTGAAAATCACATAGATGAAGAAGAACTAAAGGATTATTTAAGAGACGGTGAGTACGATAATGTTAGGGATAATTTAGATGACTATTTTAGTGAAGATGAATACGAGTACACTGACCCAAAAGTTCAGCAAAGAATTAATGAGATTGAAGAATTGTTAGAAGATTCTGAAAAACTATCACAAGAACAATACGATGAATTAAACGAAGAATTAGATGATTTAAAAGATAGTGATAAAGATATACCTGAAGAATTAATTAATGATAAAGTTGAAGAACTATTAGAAGATTTAGTATCCGACCCAATGTCTGTAATAAAAAACTATGGACTTGAACTGAAACATTTTGTAAATATGGGAGAATTTATCGATGATGTTGTTGAAACTGACGGATATGGACAAACACTTAACCATTATGATGGTAATGAGGATACTATTGAGTTTGACGATGAAACATACTATATTTTCCAAATAGATGGTTGATATGGACAAAACCGAAAAAAGGAAATACGTAAGAAAGAAAAAACACTTGAAGTTAAATCCCGAGTGGATAGTTGAACATACTCCTGATTTTGAGTATCACTATTATAAATTAATGGATTTCATCAAATATTCAGATTCCCAAATAGACAAGTTTGAGTTATATCCATTATTCAGTGAGATGTCTTTACATTTAGCCAATCTACAATCAATTAGTAATGACGCAAAGTACATTACAATCAATAAAAAATTCCAAAGTGTTGATGATGAAATTTTAATTACTGATTTGAAATTTAATCCGATACCAAACATGACTGACAATGAAATTAAAGAGTTTGATAAAATTTTAAAATATTGTGGTCAAAAAATATTTGAATATTTTAATATAGTTAAAGCTTTGTGGACAATAACTTACGACTCTATATCTGTCAATATTGTTAATAGTAAAAATTTTGATACAATTCATAAAGGTTATTTTTACTGTCTTTATAATAACATTACATATATTTGGAAATATAATGTAATAATTTCAGATGTAGTAAGATTAGATAAAAAATCTGGCATTGAACTAGTTTTTAATGAACCAACTGAAATGGACATTTTTGACCTTTTAGAATCAATTGGTCAAAACGCTGAATTACCTGTGTTTGAAATGTCAACAAAAAATGACTTACCATTAGAAAACACATTATTACCTGTCTTTAAAAGAAAACTTTTAACTTACATTACTCAAGCCAAAACAATTGTCATTCTCAAAAATTCTTAATATATTTGTCCAATGGGATTTAATAAAAAAATAGTTGGAAAATCAGAAATAAAACTGATAGATTCTAATTTGAATTTTATTAAAAATTTTTTGAAAGCCGATGTTTTGTTTTTTGAAAATGAATCAGTAAAAAATAAATTTAAAGAATATGAGAAAAAATTCGTCTCCGAAAGAAGTTTTATTGGCTAAACTTGAAAAACCACTTCACATAAGTTACATTTCAAAGTACATCTTGAGAAGGAGTGAGGAAGACAGTATTGTGGTTATTAATGAATTAATTCAAGACAATATTTTAGAAGAAAGTAAATATGGAAAAGGATATTATGTCAGAACAAAAGGAAATGGTTAATCACCCAAATCATTACGGGGGAGAATTAAATATTTATGAAGCTATTAAAGTAATTGATGCTTGGGAACTGGGATTTTCATTAGGTAATACAGTTAAGTATATCTCAAGAGCAGGTAAAAAAAATAAAGAAAAAGAAATTGAAGATTTAAAAAAAGCTCTTTGGTATCTCCAACATCACATTGAAACATTAGAGAAAAAATGATAGAAAATTATATCAATAAAGTAATTAACGGAGATTGTGTCGAAGTGATGAGTCAAATGCCTGAATCGTCAATTGATTTGATAGTGACATCACCACCATACGGAGTCAATATATCCTATGATGTACACGATGATGATATGCATTTTCGGGAATATAAGGCATTTTCAAGACAATGGTTAGAAGAAGCTTTCAGAATTTTAAAAGATGATGGAAGAATTGCTTTAAATATTCCATATGAAATTAACAGACAAGATAAAGGTGGACGAATTTTTTTTGTGTCTGAAGTTTATCAGATAATGAAAGAAATTGGATTTAATTTTTTTGGAATTGTTGATTTAGAGGAAGATAGTCCCCATAGAAGTAAGACAACTGCTTGGGGTTCATGGATGAGTCCTAGTTCCCCATATATCTATAACCCAAAAGAATGTGTTATATTAGCATATAAGAAACATCACATTAAGAAAGTTAAGGGTGTTCCACAATGGAAAGGGGAACCTACGATTACTGAAGAAGGTAAAACTAAAATGGTTTATCAGGAGGAAGATAAAAAAGAGTTTATGGAATTAGTTTTTGGACAATGGAAATATTTGAATGACTCACGACCAATGACGAAGGCGACATTCTCAATGGATATCCCAACCAAAGCAATAAAAATCCTATCTTATAAAAATGATATTGTATTAGACCCATTCAATGGAAGTGGTACAAGTTGTGTGGCGGCAGAAGTTTTAGACAGACGATGGATTGGTATTGAGTTATCTGAAAACTATACAAAAATTGCGAGAGAAAGGATACAAAGTTTTGTTGAACAAAAGAAACAACAAAAGTTAGAATTTGAAAACGGGGGTCAATAACCTCCGTTTTTTACTTATTGATATATTTATAAATAAAAAGTTATGGAACAGATTATTATTGAATTATTAACTATACAAAACCAATTTAGAATTTATCACTGGCAAACTAAATCTTTTGCAAGACACAGTGCATTTGGAGGTATATATGGTGATTTAGATGAATTAATCGATGAATTTGTTGAAGTTTGTATGGGTAAACACGGAAGACCTGACTTCAAAGGTCAAGTGAGTTTAATATTATCTGATTTAAAAGAATTAGACCCAATTCATTTTTGTGATACTGTTATAGAATTTTTGATTGACTTAAACAGTAAGTATGATAAAACAAATGACAGTGATTTATTAAATATTAGAGATGAAATGATGGGTAAAATCAACAAACTGAAGTATTTGTTGACTTTAAATAAATAATACAATTTTTTCTTATGAAAGATGTTGCGGGTGTTCTCGTGAAATACCAAGATAAATGTTTGCTCTGTAAAAGGGCTCCGGGTGAAAATTTAGAAAATTATTGGTCAATACCATGTGGAGGAGTAAAAAATAAAGAAGATATAAAAGATGCCGCGGTCAGAGAATTTAGAGAAGAAACCTATATCAAATTAGAAAAAAACGAAGTTAAGTACGTAACTTCAATATTAAATCAAAACAAGAAAAAACAGATTACATCTATACTACACGTATTCTTTTATAAAAGTTTAAATTCAAAAATTCCAAATTTAGAAAAAGCAAAGGATGGGTTTGAACATACTGAATGTCGTTATTTCGGATTAAAAGATATTGATGATTTGAAAATTACACCAAAATTGAAGGAAATTATTAAAAAAGCCTTGTCTAATTAAAAAAAAGTTATTAATTTTGTATCACTTTTGAATTGTGACATATATTTATATTTCACAACCAAAAAAAAATTACAAAAAGTTTGACAGATTGAAAAAAATGTCGTAAGTTTGTAAAAGATTTGACACCTATAGGAAATGAAAGATACTCGGTAGTCAAAAAAGTTGATAAAGTACTTGACAAGAAAGAAAAAATGTCGTAACTTTGTAAAACAAATCTCAAATGTGAGATTTTAAAAACGGGGAAACGTTCTTTGAAAATACCTAAATACCCCCTTTGAAGTATATAGGTAATATTAATTATCCGTTCAGTAGTTGATTATGAGACCTTCGGGTTGATTATGAGACATTTAATCTGATAAACGATAATGGGCCGTGTATGGTCCCTAAATAAACTACGAAAGTAGGATAAAGTGGTCTCCCCCGTGTTGAGGAGACTGCGGTTTGAAATCCCGTAAGGGAAATTGAACTCAAGTACACAAGTGGGATATCACCACACCTTTAGTACCGAGGATAACTTCGTAGGGAAAATGGTAGGGTGACCTGGCAAAGTAGATTGTCAGGTTGAGTTCGGAAGAACAATAAAAATAACCCATAGGAACTCTGTAAGAAACGTGGTCATCCAACCACACTATTGCGGGTCCCAATATGATAGAAGACTTAAAACCGAAAGGTAAGGTAGAGAACGAGTGGTGTCGCTACTACCCTTAAAGTCAGACCTACCAAGGTCTCTTTATGAAGTAATCTTGAAATATGGAGGTGGGGACACTTCACGGAGTAGTTTAGTATTTCGTTTCTCAAAAGGAAACGGAGCTTACGGTGGACCACTACTCTGACACATCTACGACACAAAACTAAATGGAATTTAAATTATCCAATTAATTAAAATACATTAAGGAAAAGTGTCCATCAGGTTTGAGTGAAAGGTGACTACATAGTAATGAGCCGTTCATTGCACACAAAGACCCCAAGTCAATGTGTATTGTTACGAAAGACCTTTAGTCCCGCAAGGACGAACTGGGGTGGCAACCTCGGAAAGAGTTGAGTACTGATAGAGTAATTCAAACCTCAAAGAGTGGTATACTTAAAAGACCGTCACTGGGAAGTACTTCTCAAAAGGAAGTGGATACGAAGGGAAACAATAATCCTTCTAAAGATTCTCAAAATAAAGCTGTAATCTCAAGCTTCGTTATATCTACCTGTCAACCGACGGGTTTTTTTATGCTTGTAAAATTTAAAAATTAGATATATATTTGTATCATGAAAAAATACTCTGGGGTTTTAGTAAAATGTGGTAACGAAGTATTATTATGTCGTAGAAACCACAACAATGGTATGGGTGAATGGTCTATCCCATCAGGAAAATTGGATAAAAAAGTAACTAATAATGGTACTGAAAAAGTGATAATTTTTGAGGACTATGTTTCAGGGGCTAAAAGGGAATTTTTTGAGGAAACTAATCATAGTATTGATAATGAAAATTTATCATTTATTTCAATAACTGAAAGAAGGACTAGAGATGGGAAACAAATCAAAGGGTTTTTGTATATGTACTTATTAGAAATTGAAAATAGAATTTTTCCGGATTTTACAAATGCTAAAGATGGGGATGAACACGATAATTTTGGATATTTTGGGGTTGATAATTTACCATTGAAAATAAGTCCACAATTGGAAAGTGTAATAAAATTAGTTTTAAAAAAAGATTGCCAATGTCAATTTTAGAAAATTTAAAAGAAGTCCTACCTGAATGGACTAAAATAAATGTTAGAGAACTTCCGTATAAAATTGAGTATGAGATACACATACAACCAACAATAACTGAAGATGAACATTTTGAACTTACGCCAAAATTAAAAGAAGCCTGCCAAGGAAAATTTTTAGAAAGGTATACCAAAGAAATCGGAGAACATTTTTATATTTATACAAAAAAGTAAAACATGGATAATCAAGTAATACAGTCAGAATTTTATAAAATTAAAAAATGTATAAAGTCTGTAAAACATCTTGGTCAAATTGACGCATGTGAAAATTTGGTAGAACTTTTTAGGAAGAAACACTTTGAGGATGAAATGACAAGTATCGATGAAATTTCAATGGAATCTGAAATTAGAACTTTAAATGAACTAATCAACGAAGTTAAGGAAAAATTTTCCGAACTTTAATCTTTGAAGTATTTATTAGTTATGAAAGTTATTTTACGTGAATCTCACTTTAAAAATTTATTAAATGAAGTTAAAGGTGTTAATGAGACTGCGATATACTTAACAAACCATGTTTACAGTTTACTTGAACCTTATGTTATTGAGGCTGTGGCATCCATGGAAAAAGATGAAATCGACTTAGATTATGATTACCAAGATTTGAAAAAAGTATACAAGAATGATTTAGATTCTTTTATAGATTTTCCCGTTGAAGAACTTGAAATAGAATTCAAATTTGTGCCGGTTAATAAAAGATTAGGTGATGATGAAGCTTTTCGTTCTGGTGGTGGTGCGTATCCTATTGAAGATACTGAAGGTAGTAATTCATACATGAAAGAACCATCACTTGAGTTATCAAAAAAAATGTTGAAGAATATAGATTATACCATTCACGGTAAATTAGATTTTGAAATTTATGTTGATATCAGAAAGTTTGAAGAGTCAATGATTGATGATTTATTAAATGATTTGTTAGATACTATTACTCATGAATTTAATCATCTTTATGAATTTTATAAAAGATGGGAATCAACTGGTAGCGGTAAAGTTTTTTTAGCAAAATCGTTTGCGGGTACTGAAAATGTAAATACACCCAAAAAAATATTTCAAGTATATGAAAATTTTTTAATATATATGTATTATTCTGAACCATGGGAAATCAACGCAAATGTTCAGGAGGCGTATTCTAAAATACAAAGAATGACTTTCGATGAGTTTAAACAAACAAAACAATGGAGAATTGCTGATTTAATGGAGAATTACTCGGCTGAAGAATTATATAATGAATTGATTAAGGTTACACAAGAACGTTCACCTGAAGCGGTAGATTTTCACATTAAAAATCTACACAAGTTTTATTTGAAACAATATAAAGGAATTGCAATGGAGATACTTCAAGACGAAGTTAAAGTATTGGAGGACCAAGTTTTTAAAACAAAAAATTTATTGCAGTTATTCAAAAAGTATGAAAATAGAATAAACATCGCTGGTCAAACTCTTAAAAAGAAATTCATGAGACTTTTCACAATTGAAAAAGATGGAGAAGAGTGAAATCAATAGAATTAATAAGTTCATTGAAGGTAAAACTTTTGAGTATAACCATAGAGTTAGATTCAGTATGGAACCTGTCAAAGCCTATTATCAATTTCACATTGATGGTATTAGACAATTAAGAAGTGTTGGTGAAATGAAAGACCACCTTTTTGTTTCGGTTAAGTTGGTTAATGGTGAAGGAATGGTTAATCTTTATTTATCTACTTTTGGTAGTAGACAGAAGATGACTGGTAGAGAAAACGTAACTAATCATTGGTTTGAGTTCTATGTTCAAATCGGAGAGGATATAGAAAGCTTTCTTAAATTTTTTAGTATTGAATTACCTGTGGTCGTTGACAACTTTGAGTTTTCACCATCTAAAGATTTTAAACCATTAATTGAATTATGAACAGATTTATTATAACAGAAGAAGAAAAGAAAAATATACTTGACTTATACGGTGTTTTGAATGAGCAAGACAATGGAGGTCAAAGATTAAATTTAGGTGAAATTTCTGGTAAAACATATGATTTTTATTTAAATTTAGGAAAACAAAATAAAAATTTTGAATGGATTAATTCGGAAGATGTTGACAAACAATCAGGAAAGATGTCAGGTGGACGACCAACACCTGAAGGATTTTTACCAAACTTCGGAGGTAAAAAAATATTTAAAATTAGTCCAAAAACTTTAACCTATTGGAGTGGACAACCACAATATAATTATTCTTTTGCGACTAATTTAATGACTGATGATAAAGGGGATAAATATGTGACAACACAATTGTATACCGATAAAAATATGATTAAAAATAGTAAATTTAGAGTTGGTCTAAATTTCCCGTTAAATCCCGCAAAAAGAAAATTCTCAACCGAGGTTTTTTATGTGTATAGTGACGATTTAAAGACGGATATGGAAAAAAACAAATTAATATAATTTGTAATTTTAAAAAAATATTCGTATCTTTGTTCCCGTTATGAGTAAAAAGGAACAATACCAACAAGTTTATGAAGATGATGAGGCGGTTACAATCTGGACTTACGATTTAACCAAATTTAAAAACGGGCCAATCTCTGTTGAGATTAAGTATAAAAATCCTCCCGAAAAGAAGCAAACAAACCGAGAGAAATTCTCCAAAAAGAAATAATATGAAAGTCATATTCCTTGACCACGATGGAGTTATCTGTTTATCAGGTAATTGGGGGTCACGATTTAAGAAACAACAAAAGGCGAAAAAGAAGTTGAGTCAAGATGTTATGTCAATGCCTGTTGATGCTCGATTTGATAACTTTGACAAGAAGGCAATCAAGGTACTGAACGAAATCTTGGAACAGACCGGTGCTGAAATTGTTATTTCATCTGATTGGAAAAATTGGTGTTCAGTTGAAGAAATGGGTGATTACTACGAAAGACAGGGTATCATCAAACGACCAATTGATTTTACAGGAAACATGATTGATGGTAGCAAAGTTACTTGGTACCGAAATTGGGATTTGGAAGGGACAAGAAGTTTAGAGATTAAAGAGTGGTTAAATGACCATCCCGAAGTTACACATTGGGTTGCGATTGATGATTTGAATATGGCAAAGACAGGACTTTATTATGGAATGGAATTTGAGCATGAATGGGCTTTGGATAACTTTGTTATAACCCCAAAACAAAATGAAGGTATTAAACAGGTCGGAGTCAAAGAAAAGGTATTATCTTTCTTGGAAGGATAATATTTATTCTATATGAAGTATATTGTTACAGAATCCCAAGTTAAATCACTTAAAGACCGAATTCAAGAGTTAATTGACTCAACATTATACACGTTGAGAGAAGAGTCTGAAGAGTGGGGTATGGGTGAAATGGATGAATTACATGAATTGAATTCTGTTGATAAAATAGTTGTTGATAGAGTTGTTAAAGTATCTAAAATAAAGGTTTATATTGATATCTATAAAAACACAAAAAGATTTGATTTTGACAATTTAAGGGACGAAATTCAGTATAGGTTAGAGGATTGGTTACCAAACATAGAGTTATATATTAATGAGATAATAGACAACAACCAATTTCGGACTGATAAAAGACGGTAATTTTTTTTTTGAAGTTTAAAAAAAAGTTGTATATTTGTGATATGAAAAAGAAAATATTCCTAATAACTTTAATTTTATCATTATTGACTTTTTGTTTTTTAAGTTTTGTTGATTTAAGACCAAATTTTAACAAACAAGATGATTCTAAATATTTGAAGGGTATTGATGTTTCCCACCATAATAAAATTATCAATTGGGAACTTGTCAGAAGTAATTGCAAATTTGTATTCATAAAGGCTACTGAAGGTAAAAATTATAAAGACCCAAAATTCAATGAATATTGGGAAAAATCAAAAAAGAATGGATTAGTTAGAGGGGCTTATCATTTTTTTTCTTACAATGTAAGTGCTGAACAACAATTTGAAAATTTTAAACAACAGGTGACTTTATCTAAAGGTGATTTACCTCCAGTTGTCGATGTTGAAGATAGAAGAATAAACATGGACGAAGTGAACAAATGGTGTAAATTGGTTGAAGACCATTATGGTGTTAAACCAATAGTTTATAGTGAGTTTTTATTTTTTAAATTATTAATGGATGGTAAAATAGGAAATTATAAACTTTGGATTTATTTTGATGAAGATTATTCAGTAACACCTACTTTTGATAATTATGATTGTGTCATTTGGCAGTACAGTCACAAAGGAATTGTGAAAGGCATTGTAGGTGAAGTTGATTTAGACTATTATTTATGTACTGAAAAAGAATTTAATGAATTATTGATTCATTAAAATTCAAGTTTATTTTCAAAATATTTTGTAATCCCTTGTAAATTATCAAACGACTTTTTAAATTGAGGTATGTAATTATGTGACCCACCTTTGTTAGGGAAATAATTTTGAATTGGTTTAGATGTGTTTGTAATTGCCACTCTATCATCTTTAAATGGGTTTCTTTCTTTTTCATTACATTTATTGGCGATATTTGGAATGTTAGTTTCACACCACTTTCCTAAAATTCCAGTTCCCGCATTATGTGCAACAACCGCCATTTGAAGAGCTGCTTCATCGCCTAATGCCCTTTCTTGAATTAACTTACCATTATCGAATTTTGTTATAAAATTTCCACTGTAGTAATTTTTTGCAGTATTGTAATTTGAGGACAATATTTTGTAAGCGGCATCAAACGAGCCCTCCAAAGTGTAAAGGTCAGTTAATGCAATATTATGTTCTTTAGCCGTTTTTGGTTGTATTTGGGCAAAACCTTGAGAATGGTTGGCACCAAAAAATAAGTTATCAATAAACCCTAAAATTTCTTTATAGTGTAAATAAGTTCCAGCGCTAGATTTACTCTCCCTTAATATAATTGATATTGCGGCAACAAAAAGTTTTTTATTAAAGTTTTTATTTTTACTTGTCCAAGATAGTAATGCATAAGCTAAGGCATCTGTAGACATTTTATTGTTAAATAACGTTTTTGCTGTAGATTGGTCCCAAGATTTATTTCTGGCATCCCAAATAACCTCGGATATAGCTTTAAGGTGACCAACAAAAAATGTTTTAGGTACAGTTCTTTGAACTGAAGATTGAGGTTTTACTGATTTTCCTGTTTTTGGGTCATAGAAAGGTTTTATATCCACTCTTGTTGACTCGGCATCTGAATATAATTGACTTGTATCAAAACGAAGAGGGTCTTTTTTTTGTTCATTTAAAACTTTTTTAACTATCTTAACAATATCTGATTCAGTTAGTTTAATAATTTTACTCATATCTTTATAAATATTTGATTTTTTAAAAAAAAATTCATACATTTTTTTAAAATAAATAATATGATACAAGTAATTAAAAAAGGAATTATTTCTGAACCTGAATTGATGGATTTTATTTTAGGTTACAAAAAATTAGTTAAAGCTAATGTTATGAGTGAAACGAATTTCCAAGTTGTTATGGAAAATTTGGGTATTCAGATTGGAGATAAAGGTGAAATTATTTTGGACGAAAATAATACCTACATATTGTCAGAATAAAAAATCTGTTGTATATTTGTAAAAGAAATGAAAATACCAAAAATGAATATTATGAGCAAAAAGAACAAAAAACAAAACGCTGAGTTGATTGAGCGTCTTAATGAAATCCAATCACAATTGAATGAAATCAAAACCGATGCAGGTATTGAAGAAACCGAATTTACATTCACAAGAGAGCAACTTGAAAATTTCTTGGTAGAATACACCAACAAAGTAAATCAGTATATCTTTGACGAAGTGGCTAACTCATTAGATTCTGATGAAATTGTGACTGTTGATGTTGATGGTCGTGAAATCACTACTTATGTTGATGAGGACAAATTGAGAGATGCATTCATTGAAGCAACTGAATCTGTCGAAACTAGTACTATGATGGAGTACGCTGAAGATGCGATGTCCGAAGTCGGAGTAAACTAA